CACCCAACCCACATAAGGAATAGAGGCGAGACCAGAAGAAGCAACACCGGCACCGATGCTACCGCCCACAATCTTTCCCGTCGATTCTCCTCCACCTGCCGCCTTGATGCACTCGACTTGGGCGGCACTGAGCTTTCCCTCGGATTGATTCTGTAAGTGGCGAGACCCATCCATCGTGTATTGTTCTTCTGAAAGAATTTTTGCCTTACCCAATCCAAGAAACCCAGCAGGTCTTTCGACTTGTTTTCTTACCCCCATTCGTAAAGGATCATTAGCACGATAATTAATTCTATAACCATCCTTACTTGCTTCCACACTGTATGCTGTGTATTCACCTACAGGTAAATTAACTGCAGGAAAGTTTTGTTTCCTTGCAATCATACCAATCATTCCTATATGGGAGATACCTATTACTGCTCCCAGACTAATTCCGATCCACTTATTCATATTTTTTTACCATATCAGAGGTCTCACTCAAATTATCCAACATGGGAGTTAAATCTGGAACATCCTGTCCAGATATAATAGCAGCAGGAGTAGCGATAACAGCAATTCCTACTGCTGTCGCTGCTAATCCTGCCTGTACCAAATAAAATAATTCTACCATAATTTATATATTAATATGCATTGTTCTCATAGAACCTCTGCAATTCTTTAACAAATTCTTGTTGACCACAAAACCCATGAGCATCTTTCTCTCCATCCCTGTGATAGTTTATATGGAGAACTTCAATAAGAAAAAACATACCAATCAACATCATCGGTAACATCCATAATGGATGCCCAAAGACCTGACAAAACTCTTTGTAGTAATCTTCGAATTTCATAGTTAGTATAAAGTGAAGGTAGGTTCCTATCGCCGCTAATCCTGAACCTACCAAAGGGGATTACCGCAGTAAGAGGACTTACGAGCACACACTGCCTCTTACTAGTATATTATAACATAAAAAAAGGGACCGTGAAGGTCCCCTTTGTTTGAATTATCTGATTAATATCAGAATGTCCACTTAGCACCAAGCTTACCAGCCCAATCAACGATTTCGTCGCCATCAGAAGCTTCACCGTCAGTTACACCAGCGAGTTCGCCGTATACACCAACGGACTCAGTAGCGGCATAAGAAACGCCAATCTTACCTGAAAGTTCAGTCTCGTAGTCATCAGTAGACTCAGTATGAACAATAGCTGGTCCAACCTGAGCATAATAACCGAGCTTACCATCTTCGGTAGTGCCTTCATAACCTACATGGATATCTGTAGTTGCGTCTGTATAATCGCCGTCACCATATGATGCATTGGCTTCTACGTTAACGTAGGGACCTGCAAAAGCAGCGCCAGCGAATAGAGGTGCAGCTGCAACAGCTGCAATTAGAGGTTTAAACATTTTTCTTTAGAAGTGTCTCGCAAGCATTAAAAAAACCTGCGGATGATAGAACCCTCGACGTGGGTTCATGTACATTACGCAGGGTTACGATCTTTCGAGCCCATTGTCTTATGTAAAGTTATTTATCAACTGTCACATTTGGAGTGTGACAATTTAAGTATACTATAACATAAATTCCTTGTCAACTATGAGTCTCATCTAAAACGTGAGTCTCCCAATGGAAAAATTTATCTAGTTCCATCTTATTAGATTCATTCTCCCACCAAGCAAGAATAGAATCTCTTGGAGCTCGATGAAATACATCAATATGATCAGGATGAATAGTTGATCCCAAACTCAAATTATATAACAACACAGGTATGGCAAAGGATCTCCCTGCATTATAAATTAAATCATCTGCAACTGGTCTAGGTCTAACACCATTATCTAACTTATATTTTCTACCTCTACAATGTAACTTAATCAATTTCTGAGCATGATGTCTTGTGATGATATAACACGCCGTAGAAAAATCATCAATATATCTTGGATGAATATTCGCTACTAATTTACGTGGATTAATTACGGTTAACTGTACACAATCCCAATCATATGGCAATTTTGAGATAAAAGTATCCCAGTCAAATGGCCAATTTCGTACAAGACTTAGATCACAATCATCTTCCATCATGATTGCATAAGGAGCATCTGTCTCCTCATAAAACTTTTTAATAGCCTTTAGATGTGACGTTACACATCCAATTTCCCCAGATGTAATGATAGGATATTGACCATATATTATTTCACTTAGGTCATCATCCCTCCCATCATAAGCAGAAATTCGTTCATAATCTTTAACTTCCCAGAACTTAAGTTGATTTTCCATCCACTCCCAACGTTCTGGTTGTCCATCTAAATTGATGATATAAAGTGGTCCAAAATTACGAAGCTTGTGTGCGGATTTGTTTTTATCCATCTACGAATCATCATAAATTGCATTGTGTTCATACATAATTCCAGTGATGGCCTTTATCTTAGAAGAATTCATTTGTGATTGAACACCTAAGTATGTAGCTTGACCACGATACCAATCGTTACTAAAGAAACCACCTTGATCATCTAAACTCTTCCAGAAATTCTGGTAGGCACTTGACTGGAAAAATGAAACTTTACCAAGTTCAAAATTAGAATAATACATTTTATTTGCAATGGCAAGACCAGAAGCATTGTACAAGTGAGTGCCACCATCTCGTACAGTATCGTTTATATATCCATACTCACAATTATTTCTTTGCATCCATTCAAACCAATCACCATATCCATTGGTATTGGCCATAAGAAAAGAATTACAATCTAGTTTAAGATAATATTCATAATCATCCATAATAGATTCCTTATACATCAATCCTGAAAGGAATCTATTTGCATGTTGAATACCTGTACCTAACTCATAATCAAATGTAACCTGATGATATTTAAGTGTAGCGCCTTGTAGATCTGTTCCTTCATACTTCGCCTTCTGAGCATTAGTTAAATTCGATTCATGAAATATAACGATATCCAAAGCCGAAGTATAACTCGAATTTAAATACGGTACTAAGTGGCCAACCACACCTATTAAAGACTCCCAGAAATCAAAAACTTCTGCGTCAGTTGCTTTTAGTAGATAAACTACACAGTTTTTTGTGGCACTCATAGAACCCAACCAATTTGATACTCCTCAAATAGAACTTTGGCGCCAATATTCTTCATAAATTCAGCAACATATGTACCCTTTCCAATTTCGCCTTCAGTAAAGAAAGCATCATGGTCATCGACTACAACAACAGAACCTCTCTTAAGATTCTTTGTCACTGCACACAACTCTTTAAGATGATGCATCTGGGATGGATGTGGATTCTCTTTTATAATATCAAACGAATCTAGGTATAAAAAATCAATTTTTATATCCGATCCAATGCTCCATAAAAACTTAACAGAATCCATACAATGAACTGTTGTTTTGTCAGATGTTACAGAATTAGCATAACCGGCGTTAATTGGTTCTATATCAACACTATTTAACAAACCATCATAATAATTGATGAAATCATCAAAAATATATGTACTACAACCATCATCACCAAAGGCAAATTCACCGTGATCTGGACGCATACATCCAGTTTCTACGACGATATAATTTTTATCCTCCTTTTTCTCAAGTTCTTCAAATACTTTAAGAAAAGAAGTGGCTCTATCCCTAATTGGATTATTGGGATGAGCAGGTTGTAATAACTTTTTATAGTATTTCTCTTTGAAATGTTCAACGAAACTCATGGTCATAATTCAAATCATGTAGAGGACTTCTTAGTACTTTTCCTGCGGCGTTTTGTCTTCTTAGGCAATGATGGGGCTACGCCACCAACCCATGCCTCATTCTCTGGTGTACTTGGATCATCTTTAACATAATGACCTTTCGTATCCCTTGCTCGTTTTGGTGTAGGATCTTTTATTTTTATATCAGGTGATGATACTGGGAATGTAATAGTATCTACTTTCTCACTAACTACTGGTTCAGGAGTCTCATCAAAACTAAGTACAACTTTCGGTGCAGTATACTCAAAATACACACAGTCAGCACCATGGAATCCTTGTCTAGATCCACCAGCATACTTATTAACCTTTACTCCAGGTAAGGCGGCTTCAAAAATAGGCGTATCCAATGACTGTGGGTTCTCTCTATTTGTAGGAGTATTAATTGGTTCAAAAACTCTAACAACCTTTCCAACAGTAGCAGCTTTTTCTAATAGAGCCTGTGGATCAATTACATGTTGTAGAACATTAAAGATCCAAACTTCATCAACAGTAGCTCCAGAATAATCTTCAAACTGTTCAGAAACCCAGTTAACATTATCACCTCTATATTTTGTATTGAATTGATCAGAAAGAGGATCTACAACAGTTGCTTTAGTTCCGTTACAAAATCCTACAGCTGGAAATGGTCCTCCACCAACTTCTAGAATTTTCTTTCCTTTAAAACTCTTCGTAGTTTTATTAAAGAATTCAAGAATAATGCTGCTAACTCTTTCCTGATCCAGCGAATCATCATATCTGGTAATTGCTAGTTCACCTGCTTGTGCTTGTTCCCATTGTTGTTTAGTAATAATCATGGTAGTCTTCTATCCTCGTTATGGTTTTGTGAATGAATAAGATCCTTATGTCTTTCATAAAATATCTTCATGTTTTTATGGTTTGCTTGTAATAGCCAAGCTGCGGGTTGACCGTCAACTCTAGTTCCACCCCATTCATCTTTTGATTCAACATCAATCCAATAACAACCACAAACCTTTCCTAACTCTTTATAAGCTCTATGACAAAGATCGTGGTCATCCATATCTTGTGGAGCAAAAGCTTCGTCAAGATAATTCAATTGTTTAAGAACAGAGTGATCAATCATTAAAGGTCCCCTGTTAACAGAGTTCCTCACAGCGAAGCAATCCCTAGGGATATTTCTTCTCTCTGCATGATCAGTATGGATGCATATATCACACCAACAATTATTTAGATCCTCTTTCATTCCCAAATGTTGGGTGTCTGGATTGAAGACCCAGTTGTGTGCCGTCCTAGCAGTTACCGCAAAGACATCATCCCAAGCCTGGAAAGGTTTTTGCATACGTGCATTCCATCCATGCTCTTTAATAATCATATCATCTTGTACTATTATAACATACTCTCCCGCCGCTGACTTAAGACCAGCATTATTAGCTTTAGTTTCAAATACATTATTCTCGGTTATTATCAAATGATCAAACTCTTTACCATAGAAAAAATCTTCAATATAATAAAAAGTTCTATCTGTACAACCATCAATAACTATTATTAATTCATAATCACCTACCGTATTCTTCATGATGCCATCTAATACTTGGCTAATCAAGAAGTCTTTATTATGAACTGTAAGAATTATACTATGCTTCATTTCTTAATTCTATTAAGAAGTTATCAATAGGTCTATTTAATGTATAACCCGTCTCTTCATTTCTCTCATACCAATACTCATAATTACATTCAATAAAATTACGAAGTGTCCCATCATCTACAGTTAAACCATCACGAACAGCAAGATTAGTTAGAACACTTTGATCATGTCTGTGTTCTTTAAATCCCATGATTTCTGGTTTACCCGATTCATTGGATTCCCCAATGAGAATCCGAGGATCACAACAATGTTTTAACCATTCAGCAACAGTCTTCTTTGCTTCTTCAGTTACCCTCCAAATACAAACACCAGTTTCAAGTTGTTTTACTTCCCAATAATCCTTTTCATCACAATCCATATAAACAAAACAATCCCTCTTTGTCCATTCTCCATTAAGGAACCCACCAACTAAAAGCATACA